ACCTAACATTGGAATATTTTTAAGTGGGGTAGGAAACTCTCCTTCACCTAAAGTTATGCCTGGAATATTTGCTTCAGTTGTAAAGTATTCTACTTTAGGTAACTGTTGAATTAAAAAACGAAACTGTGTAGGACTTGAATAGTCCAATACATTAGGTTGTCTACTTAGTGGTGATGTTTCTGTTGTCATACTAGTATTTATAAGAGTGCAGAAACAAAAAAGGACACCGAAGTGTCCTAATCTGTTTGGTTAAGAGTAACCTTAATTTTACATTAAGTTTGTTACTTTAACTCGTCTGTAGTACTTGTTAGTATTAGCTGTAATACTTGTATTCTCAGCTGTACCAGCAGCAATCACTCCAGTATGGAATGGGTTTGCAGCAATACCATATCTTGTCTTAAATCCAATTTTTGGTTGGAAAGTGTTCTCACCTACTGCACGAACCATTTGTAGTGGTACATATGGGCAATAGAAAACACCAGCATCATATGGTGATGTACCTTTATAACCTACAACATAGTATTGTGAAGCAGCGACATTCGCAGCATATGGGTCAACATACACTTTAAATCTACCGTTCATAACACCAGCGAATGTAGCAGATGTGTCATCAACATTTAAGTTGTTGTTTAGAGCAGGTGTATAATCTAAAACTCCAGCCATTTGAAGTGCAGATGCAACATCAGCAGAACAGATGATTATATTACCTTTTCCTCTACGAGTTTGTTGTCCGATTGCGTTAGCATCTCTTTCCAGAGCGAACATTAAACCTTTGAATTTCTCAACAGACCAACGACCATTAGAATCAGTATCTAAATCAAAGATTCCAGCAGTTGTTGTGTTTACTTGAGCACCAGCGACAGCAGAAACATAAATGCTTCTTATTACTTCTCGGTTTATTTCAGCAAGAATTTCACCTGATAATATATTAGCAAGTTCTGTTTCTGCATCTAAACCATGAATTGCTTTAAGGTCTTGTGCAAGTTCCATTGTGTACTCAGCTTTTAAAGCACGAGTAACAGCGGTAACTGTTGTTTTTTCTATACTGAATGCCATTTCAGCGAAAGCGTTACTTGTCGCATCACCTAAAGCTTCACCTTGTGCAGTAGTCATACCTGTTGGTGATGTGTACTGTCCAGCAGATGGTGAATCGTTAAGTGTAGATGGGTTTGTACCTGTTTGGTCACCAACTCCTAAATCTCCAGCAGCGTCATCATTACTGAATCCAGAATCTGCTTCGTCTCCGAGTGCTTCAGCACCATCCATAGATGCGAATCTAGCTCTCATTGCAAAGATAAGTCCTGTAGGACCTGTCATTGGTTGTACACCACATACATCATATGCGATTAAGTTAGGCATTGAGCGTCTAACTAAAGAAATTAAGATTGGGTCCCAGTTTTCAACATCAGCACCTGTTGAGTTTGTTGGTGCTGCTTCTGAAAGAAAGTTTCTGTCTTCTTTAATTGCTTTTTCTTGGTTTTCAAGAATTACAGTAGTTACTGCCCTTTTATATGCATCATCAATTTTTGGTAAATCAGGATGTGCAAGGACCGGCGACCACTTTTCTTGTAGATTTTCTGTTTGAAACATTTTAGTTTTCTCCTTTAATTTCTACTATTTATATATTTACTTAGTTGCACCCTTGACAGCAGTTCCAATTGCTTTACTGTATGCAGCCATTGAATCTGTTATGTCAATGTCCTGTGCAGGGCCAGTTTCTACATTATCTATATCTGAAGTTGTTTCCTTAATAGTTCTAGGGAAATAACTTTCTTTTAAAGTATCAAGTTTACTTCTGAAATCTTCTTCGTTACCAAAGTCAACATCTTCTGTAAGTCCTTTAAACTTTTCAATTTCTGTATCAGCTAAATCAGAAGAAACCTCTGATATAACTTTGTCACGAGTTAGTGAATCATTAGATTTTTTAAATTCGATTGATTCCTCAATAGATTTATTAACCTTCTCCTCTAACTCAGCGATTTTGTCGGATTGTGCTTGTAACACATCATATTTTTCATCAGGGATGTCAACATAATGGTCTTCAAACAATTGTTTTAAACCAGCAATAAAGTCTTCAGCGATTTCACCTTTAAGACCTCTTTCTACTGCAAGTTCATTTTCCTTCATCCATTCTTCAACAACATAGTTCATGTATGTATCTACTTTCTCTGTTAATTCAGATTTGTTAGATTTAATACCTTCTACTATTTCGTTTTCGTAATTTTCTTGTAGTCTTGTAACTTCGTCACGAACTTTAGATTTAACTGCTGATTCAAAAACTGTTGCAGCTTTTTTCTTAAAGTCTTCTGATAAGTCACCTTCTCCACTCATTAAAGCGTCTACATGTTCTTGAACATCAATTTCTTTAATTCTTTGTTCAACTGCTTCTTTCTTTAATGCTTCTTTTTCTTTATCTTCTTTTGTCATATCACCTCTTGGGTCGCCTGCACCAGACATTTCTTTCATTTTTTCATAAGCAGCAGTCAACTCTTCCATGTCCATAGTTTCCATTTTCTTGGTCATATCTTTCATTGCCTTAATCATGTCCATTTTACCCATTTCTTTAACTTCTTCTGTTTCAGAAATAGTTTCTTGGTCATCTGACATTTCTACTTGGTCACCAGCAGCGATAGGTTTTGCAACTTTCTTTTGACCGTCATTTGGTGTGTCCATAGAATCTGCTTTCATTTCTTTTTTCTGAGCAGCATCACCAGATGTTTCTTTTGCTTTCTTACCAGCTTGTGTGCCAGGTCCAGATTTATCTGTAGGTGATGTTACGGCAGGTCCCATATCTTGTACTTCTCCGCCAGGTGTGTCTTTTGAAGCATCAGAAGCTTTTAACTGAGGTTCTGCTGGAGCAGAACCTTTCTTAGGAGCATCAGCACCATTGGCTTCTTCTAACTCACTAAGGACTTCTGCCTCTAATTCTTCAATAGTTTTTTCGATTTCATTTGCCATCGGATATCTCCTAATTGAATCTATTGTTTTTAAAAATATAATTCGGTTATATTAACATTTATTTATACATCATAACATTTTCAAAAACTTTGCAAATTCCAAAGATTCTTCCAATGTCTGTTTCTTCCGAACTTTCTTGTTGATTCTTTCCTTCATATCAACTAATTCGGCTTCCATTAATGCCCCATGATTCCATACCCACTCCTTTCCTTCCATAATACCTTCTACGAAAGCACTTGGAGCAGATGGGTCTGAAACGATATCAGCGGCAGTTGCGAGATAAAAATCATCTCTAACATAACTAGCACCATCTTTCTTTTGTTCTAAACTACCCATTCCTCTTGAAGAAACACCTAGTTTAGCACCTTCATCCATAAGGGTCTTTACAATTTCACCCATAGGTGTAGACAATATCTTTGCTTCACCTATAAAGTTTTTTCCATCTGGATATAATGCAGTAATCATGTGAGAGGCTCTTTCTAGGTTAATTGTAGGACCTTCTGGGTGTCCTAACTCACCATATGCTCTATTCTCATTGATAAATTCTTTATTGTATCTTGCAACTTCTTTTTGAAGTATTTCTTCTGGATATACACGACCATTTTTATTCTTAATTCCAGCTTGCATAAAGATACCTTTAATCTTGTAATTCTTTTTGCCGTCTGATTTTTCTTCTGTGATGTATTCTACATCTTGTGCGATTGATTCTGATATTAGTTTTACTTTATTCATAATTCTCTCTATGATGTGTAGTTAGCATCTTTTTTAAATTCTAATATAACGAAACCAGATGTTCCTCTTGTTTGTGCATTTATATCAGATGATGTTGCTGTTGTATTTGTAGCACTTCCTAAAATCAAACCTGCTGAACCATCATAGTGACCACTTCCAGCAAGTTGTAATGCAACTACATTAGCTGATGCACCAATAAATTTAATGATACAATCACCTGTATTAGCAGCGGCAGTTCCTTGTGTGAATCCCCACCATGCTCTTGATAAATTTAATTTTGCTCCATTTGCAAAACCATCTAAACCATGTGCATCAAGAATTAAGTTATCGGCAGTATCATTATCAAATATTGCTTTAACTGTGACCGTTCCACCAGCACCAGATGCGTTTACTACTGTATCTCTTAATGTTGTTGTTACAAATGACATAGTATTTTATTCCTTAAATTGATAGTACTTCTTT